CACCGACGCCGAACTGGCCGACTTGCGCGGCATCAGCACGGCCGCCGGCGTGCGCGCGTTGGCCAAGCTGCGGGAGCTGGCGGGCGAGCGCGCCCTGCCCGTGGATGCGCTGACGGTGGAAGACACCACGCAGGCCGACGCGCAGCGCATGCTGCAGGAGGGCTTCGAAAAGAACGACGAGGGCCTGATCCGCAAGGGGCGCTCCGTCCTCGAGCGGCTGGAGCGCGAAGGGCGCTTGGTCACGCGCTAGAAAAGTTGACGCGGCGCGCGTGGGCGTGATGCAACGACCGCGCAGCTCCTCCCGGCGGTGTGGCGTCAGGCAGCGGCCAAAGGCCGTTGGGCCTGCGGGCACCCATCCGGGCCAGCCCCAGCGCCACCACCGGCCGGGAGGACCTGTTGACCCGCGGGAAAGACCGCGCGGCGCCCCGCCGCCTCGGGGAAGATGGACGACCCGCGGCCGGGCTTATCGGGCTTCGACCCGACCCCTCGCACACCGTGGCCTATCGGACCGTCGAGCAGCGCAACCGCTTCTCGGAGGAACCAAGGCCATGAGCATCGGCCTTCCTGCCATTGCCCAGATCGAATTCGACGCCCAGGTGAAGGCCGCCTACCAGCGCGCCGGCCTGTTGCGTTCCCATGTGCGCTTGCGCACCGGTGTGGTGGGCGCCAGCGCGCGCTTCCGCCGCGCCGGCCGCGGCCTGGCGACGCCGCGCATTCCGCAGACCGACATCACGCCCATGAACATCCAGTACGGCGAGGCGACCGCCTTCCTGACCGACTGGAACGCGCCCGAGTACACCGACGTGTTCGACCAGGCGGCCACCAACGTCCAGGAACGTGGCATCGTGGCCGAGAACATCGCGGGCGCCATAGGCCGGCGCGAGGATCAGCTGATCATCGCCGCGCTGGACGCGGGCGTGCCCAGCCTCACCATCCCCGCGGGCGGCGTGGGGCTGACCTACGACAAGATGCGCGCGGCGCAGCGCTTCTTCGACCAGCGCGGCGTGCCGATGGGTCAGCGCAAGCTGGCCATCAGCGCGCGCGGCAAGGAGGACCTGCTGGGCGAGAACCGCTTCATCAGCAGCGACTTCATCAGCCGCCGCGCCGTGGAAACGGGCGAGCTGCCGCCAACGCTGATGGGCTTCTCCATCGTCGTCATCGAGGACCGCGCCGAGGGCGGCCTGCCGCTGGCCGCGGGCACGCGCACCTGCTTCGCCTGGGACGCGCAGGCGGTGGCCCTGGCCATCGGCCTGGAGCAGCAGACCACGGTGGACTGGATCCCGGAAAAGACGTCCTGGCTGGCCAACAAGCTGTTCAAGGCCGGCGCGGTGGTGGTGGACGCCGACGGCGTCATCGAAATCGGCACGACGGAGGCCTGATCCCATGCCCTTCATCCGACGCAACTTCGGGCCCATCGGCGGGCAAAGCACGCGCGGCAGCGGCCCCGAAACCTCGCCCGGCGCGCCCCAGATGTGGACCTACCGCACGCAGGACGCGCACGCGGCGGTGGACACCTCGGGCTACTTCAACGACGTGTTCGACCTGCTCGAGATTGGCGACATCATCTACGTGGTGGTGGTGAACGGTTCCGGCGCGCTGCAGACCTACGGCTCGCACTGCGTGATCACCAAGAACGCGGCCACGCGGACCATTGACGTGACCAACGTCACCGTGGGCGTCGTCACCAACACCGACTGACGCGCCGCGCCGGGGCGGGCATCGCCCCGGCGCACCCTTCGCCAAGGAGCGCCGCATGGGCCGCCGCACACCAACCGATCCCGACAGCCGCCTTTGGGGCGTCGAGGCCAGCTTCACGGCCGCCGCGCAGAAAAGCCAGGCCATCACGATCCGCAGCGTCACCTGGTTCGCCATCGGCGGCACCTTCACGGGGGGCGCTGTCTCGCTTGAGGTGAGCTTTGACGGCGGCACGACCTGGCTGCCGTATTTCGGGCAGCCGAATGATCCGCTGATCCTGGTCACGGCGGGCGCCATGCTGATCCCGTGCGGGACGGAAAGCGGCGTGCTGATCCGCATGAGCTGCGACAGCATCGCCAGCGGCACCATCGCCGCGCGCCTGAGCGGCGGGGGCAACCCCTCGTGACCTGGCCGGCCGTCACGCCCATCCTGCCCAAGCCGCTTTTCGCGGGATACCAGGACGGCGCTTGGTATGGCGTGGACGCGGGAAACCCGAGCATCGCCAACGCCGTGGCCGCCGCGCAGGGCCAGGTCAACCTGGACAGCCCGCGCTTCGCCGCGCTGATGGCCCTGGCGGTGCAACGCGGCGCGCTGACCGAGGCGCGCGCCGCCGATGTGGCGGCTGGCAAGCCGGCGCCGCGCTGATGCAAAACGCCTTCCCCCCCGAGCAGTTGCAGGCCCTGCTGGACCAGGCAGCCGAGGCTGGCGCGCGCCGCGCGCTCGATCGCATCGGCCTGCACGACGAGGACGCGCCGCACGATTTGCGCGAGCTGCGCGGCCTGCTGGAGGCGTGGCGCGATGCCAAGCGCACCGCCACGCAGATGATCGTGCGGTCCGTGGTGGTCGCGCTGCTGGGCCTGATGGCTGCCGGCGTTGCCTGGAAATCGTGGAGGGAATGATGGATCAGGTGCTGGCCGCCTTCTATGGCCTGCTGGCCGCGGTGCTGACGGCGCTGGCAAGCGTGCTGGTGCCGGTGGTGAGGGCCTGGGGCGAAGCGCAGGCGCAGCGGGCGCTGGCCACGGTGCAGCAGCGCATCGGCGAGGCCGCCGCGCGCAAGGCCGCCACCATGGTGATGGAAATCGCCAAGGACCCCAGCGTCATCGCCGCATCGCGCGCGGTGGTGGAAGCCGCGGCGGCCGAGCTGCGCGACGAGTTCCAGCATACCGCGCGCCGCTACGGCCTGCCGCCCAGCACCTTCGCCGCCGTCTTTCGCGGCGAGTTGGCCAAGGCCGGCGTGAGCCTCGCGCCGTGACGCCCGAGCTGCTGCTACGGCTGACGGTGCGCCCCACGCTCGCATGGCTGGCGGGACCCATCGCCGGCATCCCGCACACCCCAGCGGCCGAGCGGCTGCTGCTGGCCATCGCCATCCAGGAAACAAGCCTGCTGCACCGCCGCCAGGTGCCGGTGCCGCACGCCATGGGATGGTGGCAGTTCGAGCGCGGCGGCGGCGTGGCCGGCGTGCTGGCCCACCCCGCCACGCAGCGCACCGCCCGCGCCGTCTGCGCGGCGCTGCGCGTGGACCCGCTGGCCTCCACCGTCCACCCGGCGCTGGAGCACAACGACCTGCTGGCCTGCTGCTTCGCGCGGCTGCTGCTGCGCTCCGACCCGCGCGCCCTGCCCGACGATCAGGCGGGCGGCTGGCAGTGCTACATGCGCAACTGGCGCCCCGGCAAGCCGCACCCGCACCGCTGGGACGACGCCTGGCGCGGAGCGGAGACCGCGCTGGCGGCGCCGGCATGACGCAGGCCACCGTCAACATCTGCAACGAGGCGCTGCGCCTGCTGGGCGAAGTCTCCATCACCAGCCTTTCCGAAGGAACGGAGCTGGCCGAGACCTGCGCCCTGCTGTTCGAGACGACCGCGCGCGGCATCCTGGCCAGTTATCCCTGGCGCTGCACGCTGGCAAAGGCGCGGCTGCCCCGCCTGAGCGAGGCCGGCTCGCCAGACCCGCAGGCGCCCAGCCACGAATGGCGCTACCGCCACCAGTTGCCGGGCGATCTGCTGATGCTGCGCGAGCTGGCGGCCAGCAACGCCATCGGCGGGACGCCCATGCGCGAGTACGAGGTGTTCGGCGCCAGCGTGCTGTCCAACCAGCCGGACCTGTGGGCCGACTACCAGCGCTGGATCACGCCCGACCTGTGGCCCGCCCATCTGCGCGAGGCCGCAAAGTACGTGCTGGCCGCGCAGTTCGCCGTGCCCGTGACCGGCAGCACCTCACTGGCCGAGCAGTACCGGCGCTTTGCCTATGGCACCGCCAGCGAAGGTGCGACCGGCGGCGCCATGGGCCACGCGCGCCGGGTGGACGCACAGCAGCAGCCGGGCCAGCGCATCACCAGCTTCCCCCTCATGGAGGCGCGCTTGAGTGGCGCGGGCTGGCGCCGATGACGCGCCTGGTCCGCATGGTGCAAGCCAGCTTCACGGCCGGCGAAATCGCGCCGGAGATGTACGGCCGCATCGACACCACGCGCTACTACGCCGCCGCGCAGCGCCTGGAAAACGTCATGGTGCAGCCGCAAGGCGGGCTGCGCCGCCGCCCTGGGATGCGCCACATTGCTGACATCCCCGACGGTGCGGCCGGCGTGCGCCTCATTCCCTTCGCCTTCAACGTCAACCAGACCTTTCTGTTCGTCCTCACCGACGGCACCTTCCGCGTGTATCGCGGCGCCGATGGCGTGCTGCTGGCCACCGTGACCGGCTGCCCGTGGAACGGCGCGCAGGCGGCCCAGATGAACTGGGCGCAGAGCGCCGACACGCTGCTGCTGACGCATCACGATGTGCAGCCCCAGCGCATCCGGCGCGGCGGCACGGACAGCATCTGGACGCGCGATGCGGTGCCGCTCACCAACATCCCGACGCACGACTATGGCAGCGGGGCGGAGCCGGTGATCAGCGCCACGCGCGGCTGGCCCGAAAGCGTGACCTTCCATCAGGGCCGGCTGTGGCTGGCGGGCTTCCGCTCGCGCCCGGCCACTTTCATGGGCAGCAAGGCCGGTGAGTTCTTCAACTTCGACCAAGGCACCGGCTTGGACGACGAGGCCATCTACGCCACGATCGAAACCGACCAGGTGAACCCCATTCACCAGGTGGCCAGCGGCCGAAACCTCCAATTCTTCACGGCCGGCGCGGAATACGCCGTGCTGGTGGAGCCGCCCATCACCCCCGGCAAGATCGCGGTGCAGGAGCAGACGCGCCAGGGCATCCGCCGCCATGCGCGCGTGATGGAGTTGGACGGCGCCGCGCTCTATGTGCAGGGGAATGGCGCCGGGCTGCGGCAGTTCCTCTATTCCGAGGTCGAGCGCGCCTACGACAGCGAGCTGCTTTCCCTGCTGGCGCCGCACCTGGTGCGCGATGCCGTCGGTTTGGCCGCCCGCAAGGCGGGACCAAACGACGCTGCCAACCATGTGCTGATCCTGAACGCCGATGGGCAGATGGCCGTGCTGACGTCGCTACGCACGCAGGAGGTTGTCGCGTTCACGCGATGGACGACGGACGGCCAGGTGCGCAGCATGGCGCCGCTGCTGTTCGGCCAGGTCTATTTCGCGGTGCTGCGCAATGGCTCCATGCGCCTGGAAGTCTGGGACGACGAGGCGGTGACGGATGCCGCCGCACGCCTGACCTTTGGCACCCCCGTCACCACGGCCAGCGGCCTTTCCCATTTGGAAGGGCGCAGCGTGGCCATCCGCGCGGGCGGCATTTTCCAGGGGCTGGCCACCGTCACCGGCGGCACCGTCAGCTGGAGCACGCCCGCCACGCAGGTGGAGCTGGGCCTGCCGATGCAGCTCACCGTGCAGCCGCTGCCCATGGAGCCGCGCGACGCATCGGGCGCGCTGATCGGCCGGCGCAGTCGCATCGTTCGCACCTCGCTGCGCGTTGAAGGCACGTCGCCCTTTCAGGTGAATGGCCGCACGGCGGTGGTGCGCACGCTGGGCACCACGCTCGACAGCCCGCCGCCCACGGTGGCGGAGGACGTGAATATAGAGGGGATGATCGGCTGGAGGCGCCGCCACACGCTCACCATCACCCAGCCCGCGCCCGGGCCGTTCCGGCTGCTCGCGCTGGCGTATCAGATCGCGGTGGGGGAGTAGCATGGCCGCAGTTGTCGCCGCCTTGCCGGCCATCGCATCGTCCGTCGGCACAGCGGCCTCGACCGTCGGCAGCGCCATCTCCGCCGCGGCGCCCTATGCTGCGCTGGCCGGCACGGCCCTCACCGTCGCCAGCACGCTCGCTTCCGGCCGCCAGCAGTCGCAGGCGCTTGGGCGCCAAGCCAGCATGCAGCGATTGGGCGCCATGCAGAGCGAGCTGGCGGCCGACCAGGCCCTCATCGAGGCGCGCGGCGCGCGCATCGCCTCCTCCAGCCAGAGCCTTGCCGCAAGTGCCGCCGAAATCCTGGCGCAGCAGCAGCGCCTGGCCGCCGAGCAGGAAGAGACGCGCGGGATCGAGGAAGCCACCGCCATGCGCCGCCAGCTCGTCAGCGTCCTGGCCTCGCAACGCGCGCGCTTTTCGGCCGCGGGGCTGTCGCTCGAAAGCGGCACGCCCGACACGCTGGCCGATGCAGCCGAGCAGGAGGCCGACCGCCAGACGCGCATCATCCAGGGCAACACCCGCCAGCGCGTCACGGCCGCCCGGCTGGGCGAGCTCGACGCCGGGCTGCGCGCCAACGACGCCCGGCTGCGCGCGCGCAGCGATCAGATCGCCGCGCTGGGCCACGAAATGACCGCCAGCCAGTCGCGCGTCAACGCGGCCATCCAGCGCACCAATGCCGGCACACTCGGCAGCCAGGGCAGCTCCGCGCTTACGAGCAGCTATTTTCAGGCGGGCGCGAGCATCTTTGACGCCCTCGACCGCTACAGCCGCCGGGCCACAGGCACCACATGAGCGGCACCACGGGAGCGCGCATCACACGCGAGGAGGCGCAGCGCTTTCCCGATCGCGGCCAAGCGCGCACGGAAAGCTTGCCCAATGCACCGCTGGGCGGCAGCGGCGGGGCGCTGCGCGCTCCCGAGGCCGCGCCGGTGCGCCAGGTGGCGCTGCTGATGGGCGATGCCGGCCATAGCGCCGCCACGCTGGCGGACCGCATCAGCCGCATCACCTCCCGCATCCAGGACCGGCTGGACGAAAGCGCCGTGGAGCAGGCCACGGAGGCGGGCATGCTTGCGGGCGAGCGGCAGCCCGGCACGCGCATGCAGGGCGGCGGCACGCTGACGCAGAATGCCTTCAACCGCGCGGCCATGGAGAGCGGCTTCCGCCGCCTGGAAACCGACGCGCGCGCACACCTGGCCGAGCTGCAGCAGCGCCACGAGGCGGATCCCGGCGCCTTCGCCCAGGCGGCCCAGGCCTACCGCGACGGGCTGACCGGCAACCTGCCGCCGCTGCTGGCCGTGCCGCTGCGCGCCACCATTGACCGCCTGGCCGTGCCCACCATCAACGCCATCCGCGAGCAGCAGCAGCGCCGCGTGGCCGATGACGCCCTGGCCAGCTTCGAGCAGGCGCTGCCCGGCCGGCTGGCCGAAATCCAGCAGCTGGCGCAGCGGGCCACGCAGGACCCCGCCGCGGCCCAAGCGCTCGAGCGCGCCCAGCGCGCGCTGCGCGTGGACGCCGCCCGGCTCGGCCCGCGCACCGGCTTCCGGCTGGAAGGGGAGGAGCTGCCCGAAGATCCCACGCGCACCGGCGCCCTGTCCGCCGTGCAGCTGGAGCGGCTGCTCGCCCGCGTGCAAGGCGAAGAACAGGAGGCGCTGGTGCTGGGCGCCTGGCGCGCCTCGGGCGGCGGGCGCGGCTGGATCGAAGCGTTCCGGCGCGGCCAGCAACTGCCCACGCCGCAGGGGGGCGACTGGATCACGCGCGAAGCCGGCGCAGGCCGCCCCGTGCGCGCGCCCGAGCAGCTGATCGCCGCCGTTCCGCAGGACTGGCGCCGCATCGCCACCGAGGCGGCGCAGCGCCACAGCCTGCCGCCGGATGTCGTCATTGCGCTGATCGGGCTTGAGAGCGGCGGCCGGGCCAATGCCGTCAGCCCCGCCGGCGCGCGCGGCCCCATGCAGATCATGCCCGCGACGGCCGCGGACCCAGGCCTGCCGGGCATGCGCCCCCTGCCGCCCAGCGCGATCGAAGACCCCGCCCAGGCCATCCCTTGGGGCGTGCAGCTGCTGGCCGGCCTGCGCGACCAGTTCGGCGGCGACCTTCGCCGCGCGCTGGCCGCCTACAATGGCGGCCTGGGCCGCGTGCAGCGCGCCGAGCGCGACGGCCGCGCGCTGCCCGCCGAAACCCGGAACTACCTCGCCACCCTTGCGCCGCTGCTGCCCGGCGGCGTGCCCAATCCTGGCCGCGCCTTGCTGCCCCTGGACGTGGCCGACCGCATCGCACGGCGGCTGGACCAGGAATACGCGCGCGAGGAAGCCGCGGCCAACGAGGCGCGCCGCGCGGCTTATGCCGCGCTGCAGCCCATCCTCGCGCAGAACGCCGCCGCCATTGCCGAGCAGGGGCGCCCCGTGGCGCCCGTGAGCGACGAGCAGCTGATCGCCGCCGGCTTCACGCCCGAGCGCATCACCCGGCTGCGCGAAGAGGAGCGGGCCGGCGCCGAGGCCTGGCGCGTGCGCACCGAGCTGCGGAACGCCAGCACGCCCGAGGACATCGCGCGCCTGGCCGCGCCGTTCCAGCCGGGCGAGCCGCTGTTCGCCGCGGACCCGCAGCTGGCCACGCGCGTGCTGGCCCTGGCGCGCGAGCGCGGCCTGGCCATCGGCAATGCCGGGCTGGACGAGCGGGTGCGCGACCTGATGGCGCAGGCCGAGGCCAGCGGCGCGCCCGAGGCCGTGACGCCGCAGGAGGCGCAGGCCGGCGGCCTCTTGCCCGAGCAGCTGGCGCGCATCAATGCGCAGATCAGCGAGGCGGCGCGCCGTGGCGCCGTGCTGCGCGAGGCCGGCCGCATGGCGCCGGACGAGCGCGCGGCCTTCCTGGCCGCCAACCCCGTGGCCGGCCCACAGGCCGCCGAAAATGCCGAGGTGCTGCGCGTGGCGGAACGCGAGTGGCGCCAGGCCGCCACGGCCTTGCGCGAGGACCCCGCGGGCTATGCGCTGGCGGGCAGCCCGGCGGCCCAGCAGCTGGCGGCCAACTTGCAGGACCAGATCGCGCGCGGCGACCTTTCCGGCCTGCCGCAGCTCTCCCAGCTGCTGATGGAGGAGCAGCGGCGGCTAGGCGTGACGGCACCGCAGCCGGTGCCGAAGGCCATGATGGAAGGCCTGGCCGGCGCCGTGGCCGCGGCGCGCGACCCAATCGCCATGGGCGCCAGCGTCCGCACGCTGCTGGCCGCCATCGGCCCCGAGCGCCTCGTGGAAACGCTGCGCCGTCTGCCCGGCCGAGACGCCGAAACGCGCGGCGAGGCCATCGCCGTGGCCGCCATGCTCCAGCCCCGTGACCCGGCGCTGGCCCGGCAGATCATGGCCGGCGCCATCGCGCTGCGCGAAACCGCCCTGCCGGGTGTCTCGGCCGCCGCCATCGAGGCCGAAGGCGATCGCGTGATTGGCAACGGGCTGGCCCTGATGCCGGCTGCCCGCGCGCAGCTGCTTTCGGCCGCGCGCGCGCTGTACGCCGCCGAAATGCAAGACGCCGGCCGCACGGGTCAGGCCTTCGACGCGCGGCGCTTCCGCCGCGCCATCGAGCGCATCCAGCCCTTCCACAGCTACGGCGGGCGCGAGGTGCCCCTGCCGCCCGGCATGGACGGCCGGGCGTTCGACCGGCTGATGGCCGCCCTGCCGCCCGAAGCGCTGGCCGGCGCGCGCGCCATGGACGGCCGCCCCATCACGCCCGCCATGGTCGCGCGCGGCGGCTTCGAGCTGTTCTCGATCGGCACGGGCCGCTACGAGCTGCGCTACGCGGGCCACCAGGTGCTGGCGGCCGAAGGGGACCGGCCGTTCGTGCTGGATCTTCAGGCAGCGGCCGAGCTTCGCGCGCGCGCGGGCCGATGACCGACTGGCTGCAGCTCAACCCCGCGCCCACGCCCGCCCTGACGGAGCCGCTGCGCGTCGCGCCGCTGACAAACAGCGAGCGCTTCGACCTTGCCTACGAGGCCGAGCAGGCCACCGCCCGCAGCTTTCCGGCCGAGCGCAACTATCGCCTGGCCTTCGACGCCGCGGCCGAAGCGTTCCGCGCCCAGGGCGTGCATCTGGAGAACCCGTTCACGGACCTGGCCAGCCCCTACCGCTCCGGCCTTGGTGCCGCGCTGACAGGGCGCACCGCGCCAGAGGTCCGCGCCGAGCAGGAGCGCCGCCTGGCCGCCTGGGACGCCGCGGCCGAGCGGCTGCGCGAGGCCAACCCCGACGCGCTGGACACCTTCCCCACAAGCGCCGAGCTGCGCGCGCAGGCCGATGTGCGCGCCGCCCAGGCCTTCCGCGCCAACCAGGCGGCCGTTGGCGCCGGCGGCGGCCTGGGCGCCTTCGCCGGCACGGTGGTGGGCGCGCTGCAAGACCCGGTGCAGGCCGCAGGCCTGTTTCTGGGGGCGCCCTGGCGTGGCGTGACATCCGGCGCCTCCCTCGCCCGCGAGGTGGCGCGCGTGGCCGCGGTGGACGCCGCGGTGGGCGCCGCCACGCAGGCCGCCATCGAGACGAGCGCCGCGCCGTTCCGTGCGCGGCTGGGCGTCGAAGGTGATGCGGCCACCTCGATCGCCGCCGCCGCCGTTGGCTCCGCGCTGCTGGGCGGCGGGCTGCGCGGCGTGGTGGGCGGCTTCGAGCTGCGCGGCGTGCGCGCCCGCGCCGCCAGCGCCGAGGCCTCGCCCGCGGATGTGGCCGGCGCGGACGTGCAGGCCCTGACGCAGCAGCGCCTGGCCGAGCTGGCGGGCAACCCGGGCGGGCCAGAGCGCACGGGCGCGCATGAGCGCGCGCTGGACCGCGCCACCTTCGACACCGCGGCCGGCCGCGCCACGCCCGCCACGCTGCCCGCCCCGGCGCCGGATGTGCCGCCCGCCGCCGCGCGCGGCTTCGTGGAGCGGATGATGGCGGACGGCGCCCCGCCGCCGGCACCCGCCATGCTGGGGGATTTGCTGCGGCTGCGGCCGGACGACGCGCGGCTGGCCGAGCTCAGCGCCGCGCTGCGCAACGACGATCCCGCCGCCCGCGCCCAGGCGGAGGCCGAGCTGGCCGGCCGGTGGCGGGAAGCGCGTGGCGACCTGGCCACGCTGCGCTTCCACACCTTCACGCCCAGCGGCCGCGCCGTGCTGGTGGAACCGCAGCTGGTGGAGCTGGACAGCCTGGTGCCCTCGCACCTGGACGAGGGCGGGCTGAACCCGGCGTATCCGCACGCCGAGGGCGTGCAGCCGCGCGATCGAGGCGCCGCACCCAGCCAGGACCAGATCCGCGCCATTGCCGCCGGCCTCATCCCCGAACGGCTGGCGCCGAATGTCGAAGCCGGCTTCGGCGCGCCCATCGTGGCCGACGACCTGGTGGTGGAAAGCGGCAACGGCCGCGTGCTGGCCTTGCGCCAGGTTTACGGCCGCGAGGAGCTGGCCGAAACGCGCGCCGCCTACCGCGCCTTCCTCGAGGCGCGCGGCTTCGCCGTGGAGGGCATGCGCCAGCCAGTGCTCATCAGCCGGCGCATCAGCGCCTTGACGCCAGAGCAGCGCCGCGCCTTCGTGGCCGAGGCCAATGGCCGGGCGACCCTGGCGCAGAACATTGCCGAGCGCGCCCGTGCCGATGCCGCGCGGCTGGACGACGCGCTGGACCTTTGGCGCGGCGGTGACGTGGACAGCCTGGACAACGCGCCCTTCGTGCGCGCCTTCCTGGCGGGGCTGACGGCAGAGGAGCGCGGCAGCCTGCTGACCAGCGCGGGCCGGCTGAGTGCGGAGGGCAGCACGCGGCTGCGCGCCGCCATCCTGGCCCGCGCCTATGGCGACGAAATGGGCCCGCTGCTCGAGCGCTTCCTGGAAGGCCGCACGGAGGGGCTGCGCAGCATCGCCGGCGCGCTGACGGATGCCGCCGCCCGCTGGGCCCAGCTGCGCCGCAGCGTGGCCCAGGGCGAGGTGGACACTGCCATGGACATCACGGCCGACCTGATCGGCGCGGTGCGCATGCTGGACGAGGCCCGGCGACAGGATGTGCCGCTGGTGCGGCTGCTGGCGCAGGAGGACCTCGACCGCCCGCCGCTGACGGATGTGGCGCGCGCCGTGCTGGCCAGCTTCTACCGCGGCCCCAGCTACACGGGCGGCTTCGTGGCGCGGCCCGCCATCGCCGCGCGCCTGGACGGCTTTGTGGAGGAGGCGCTGAAAGTGCGCCCGGGCCCCGACCTGTTCGGCAGCGCCCCGCTGCGCCCGGGCGAGGTGTTCGAGCAGGCCCGACTGCGCCGCGCGCCCGAGGCGGAGGCCGCCACCCCGCAAGGCGATGCGCCCAGCTTTCGCTTCCAGGACGACGCGCCGCCGCCCGACCCCTATGCGCAGCGCCAGGCGGCGCTCCGCGCGGCCGTGGCCGAGCAGGAGGCGTCACGCCCCGCGCCGCAGGCCATCGAGGGCGCCGAGCTGCTGGAGGCGCGGCGCGTGGCAGCCGAGCGAGACGTGCCGGTGGCCGATGGCGCGCCCGATGAAGCGGGCCTGCAGCCGGTGCGCGGCGCGCGCGAGCTGCTGGACGAGGCGGACAGCGAGCTGGCCGACGCACAGCAGGCCGCCGCCTGCCTGATCGGAACCCTGCTATGACACGCTCGGAAAAGTGCCTGGCCGATGCCGTCAAGGCCGGCCGGATTTCCGCCGCCGCCGCTCGCCGCGCACAAGGCCGTGTGGAGGAGCTGCTGGCCAAGGGCTTTAGCGAGGCCGAGGCGATGGCCCGCGCCGCGAACTGGATCAAGGCAGCGGCCGAGGAAAAGCAGCGCCGCAGGCAGGCGCAGAGCCACCCGAAGGGCACGCAATGGGGCGTGGCGGCGCTGTTCGCCCGCGACATCTGGAACCGGGCGGGCTACAGCAACATCGAGGCGCGCGCGCTGGCCATCGAAGGCATTGCCCACGCGGAGCTGCGCCACCTGCTGGACGCGTTCCGTGGCAAGGTGCTGGGCTTCAAGCAGGACCTGCCCGGCCTGCGGCAGCTGGTGCGCGCCCTGTATGGCGAGACGACGGACGCCCGCGCCAGCCAGTTCGCCGAGGCCTGGAGCAAGACCACGGACAAGCTGGTGCTGCGGTTCAACGCCGCGGGCGGTTCCCTCCCGCGCAAAGAGGACTGGCGCCTGCCCCAGCATTGGGACCGCCAGGCCGTCAAGCGGGCAGGCGAGGGCGAGTTCACGCGGTTCATGCAGGACGCGCTGGATGCGGGCGAGCTGCGCATCAACGACTTCGACACGGGCGAGGCCGTGGCGCCCGAGCGCGCCGCGCAGATCATTGCCGACGCCTGGCGCAGCATCAGCACCAACGGCGTGGCGGACCTGGTGCCAGGCCAGCCGGGCGGCGTGGCGCTGGCCACCTCGCGCAGCGGGCCGCGGGCGTTCCAGTGGGCAACCGCCGAGGCCTACCTCAAGTTCCAGGAGCGGTTCGGCGGAGGCGACGCGGCGCTGTTCGACGCGCTGACCGACCATATCCGCAGCATCAGCCGCGACATCGCCATGCTGGAAATCCTCGGGCCCAACCCGCACCACCAGGCGCGGGTGCTGATCGACGTGGCGCGCCAGGATGGCGCGGGCGACACGGCCGTGCGGATGCTGCGGCACATGTGGAACCAGGTGAACGGCGCCATCGATGCGCCAGTCAACGTGCTGGCCGCCGACGTGATGCGCGGGACGCGCGCCTGGTTGACCAGCGCGCAGCTGGGCTCGGCCATGCTGTCGTCCGTCACGGACTTCGGCACGCTGCGTCAGGCGGCGGCGTGGAACGGGCTGGAAAGTACCGCGATCATGCGGCGCTACCTGGCGCTGCTGAACCCGATCAACCCGGAGGACCGGCTGCGCGCCGTGCAGCTGGGCTTCATCGCGGAGGGGTGGACGCGCGTGGCCATCGCGGCCTCTCGCCACCAGACGGATGTGATCGGCCGCGACCTGCCCGGCCGTATCGCCGACGGGGTGCTGCGCGCCAGCGGCATGAGCGCCCATACCCAGGCCGCGAAATGGGCGTTCAAGATGGAGTTCTCCGCCGCGCTGGCCGCCGATGCCGGCAAAACGCTGGACCAGCTGCCCCCCGAAATGCAGCGCAACTTCGCGCGCTACGGCCTGACGGCCGCGGACTGGGACGTGATCCGCAAGCTGGGCATCGAAGACTTCGACGGGATGCGCTTCATCAGTCCCGAGCGGCTGGCCAGCGGCGATGCGGTCAAAGACCCCGCCACCCTGACCGCCAGGCAGGCCGCCGCCAGCCGATACCTGGAAATGGTGAACACCGAGAGCGGCTACGCCATCATCGAACCGGGCGCGGTGGAGCGCGCCATTCTGCTGGGGGGCTCGCAGCCCGGCACGCTGGGCGGCGAGTTCCGACGCAGCGCCTCGCAGTACAAGTCATTCAGCGTGGCCATGATGGCCCGGCACGCCATGCGCGGACTGGACGCTGCACAGGGCGGCGACCGCGGGCGATACATCGTCGGCCTGGCCGTTTCGCTGACATTGCTTGGCGCCTTCGCCATACAGCTGAAGGAGGTGGCCAACGGCCGCGACCCGCGCGACATGGACGACTGGAAGTTCTGGGGCGCGGCATTCGCCCAGGGCGGCGGCAGCGGGATTTTGGGCGACTTCCTCTACGCCGGCGTGTCCCGCGCGGAGCGCGGCTTCTACATGACGGTGGTGGGTGGCCCGACCGGCGGCCTGGTGGATGACCTGGTGCGCCTCACCGGCGGCAACATCCAGGGCCTGGCCGAAGAGAAAGACACGCATTTTGGCCGCGAGCTGGCGCGCTTCGTGCAGCGAAACACGCCCGGCACTTCCCTCTGGTACAGCCGCCTGGCCGTGGACCGCCTGATGTGGGAGCGGCTGCAGGAGCTGCTCGACCCACACGCCGCCCATCGCTGGCGCCGGCTGGAGCGTGACGCCATGCGCGAGCGGAACCAGGAATTCTGGTGGCGCCCCGGCGACACCGCGCCGGAGCGCTTTTTTCGCCAGCCCGCCATCATCCCCGCCGACCGATAGGAGGGCGCCATGCCCATCACCAATGTGCCGCTGAATGATCGGTTCATCCGCTTCGAGCCAGCCCCGGGCACCACCGTCTTCCAGACGGATTACCCGATTTACGCGGCGGACGACGTGGTGGTGACGCTCGAGCGTGCGGGCATCGTCACCACGTTGGTGCACCCGACCGACTACACCGTGACCGACATTCAAGTGCAGACGGGCGCCACCATCACCCTGGCCAGCGCCACGCTGGCCGGCGACGTGATCGCCATCCGCGGCAACCCGCGGCCGCAGCGCATCACTTCCTTCACGGAAAGCGGCGCGCTGCCCGCCGCCAGCCTCAACGACGAGCTGAACCGGCTGGCCATCAGCCAGCAGGACATTCTAGGCGAGGTCAGCCGGTTCATTCGCGGCGCTCCTACGGACGGCAACGCCTTGCAGTTGCCGCCCATGTCGGCGCGTGCCAACCGATACCTGGCCTTCGACGCGCTCGGCAACATCGTGCCGGCGCTCGGAACCACCTCCGTGATCCCCAGCAACCCGTGGAGCGAGGGGTTGCTGGCGCGCTCCAATGCGCCCGACGCGCGCACCTATCTCGGGGCATCGCCGGCAGGCAGCGCCGTCTTCACCGCCGCCGACGTCCCAGCGCAGCGCACGGCGCTGGGCCTTGGCTCGGCCGCACTGCTCACCGCGGGGACCGCGGGCACCAATCTGGTGCAGGCAAACACCAACGCCGCCGCGCGCAACGCCATCGACGCCCGCACCGTCTCATCGGCGCAAATCGCCACGACCTCCGGCTCTTCGCATGGCTGGACCGGGTTGCCGCCGGACCTCATGTGGATCGACCTCATGCTGATCGGTGTCCGGACAGCCGCCAACGCGCAAGTGCTTTGCGATCTGGGCCACGGCGGCGGACCCACTTACGTGACCGCCGGATACATTGGCGCCGTGGCCGTCATGGAACACAACGTGGCAACTCAGGCCGCGATCCTCACGGCAGGCTTCCCGCTGCTGGCCACCGCGCTGCCGCGCATTGGCCGCCTGCAGCTGCGCCGCGCGCAGCCAGGCGCCCATCAATGGCTCGCGAGCGGCCAAGTTCATCCAGAAACCGCCGCCGCGGTGGCGCAAGTAACGGGCGTGGTGACGCTGCCCGCCGACCTGAGCGCGCTGCGCGTGACAACGGGCAGCGCCTTTGATCTGGGTGCCATTCACCTATCGTACGGGTTTTGAGCGGCAGATAGTTGGACGCCGCACTGAAACCACGCAATTTCTGCGCGAACTCTTAATCAGCGGGTCCTAGGTTCGAGCCCTAGTGCGCCCACCATCCAATCCCAGGAAAAACTTGGCTTCCCCGTCGCAGCCCGTCTCCCGTTATCGCTGGCAGTTGCCCCCAATCGCGGGGTAAACTTGCCCCCGATTTGCCCCCGAGCGACCCGCTGATTTTTCGCGGGGCTTTGGGGATCAAGGGGTTAGCAACATGCGGCAAGACTTGACCGATGCCTTCCTGAGAAACCTCAAGCCCCCGGCGCGCGGCCGGATCGAACTCCGCGACACTCGGGTTCGAGGGCTGACGCTCCGGCTGACGGCGAATGGTGCGGCAACATGGTCGGCGCGCGCGCTGCATCACGGCGGGCGGCACACGCGTGTGTCTCTCGGCATCTATCCCGCTCTCGGCCTCGCCGAAGCGCGCAAGGGCCGCGCTCGATGCGCTCGCGCGCGTCCACAAGGGGCAGGACCCGGTTGCAGAGAAGAGGGCCGAGCGGGCGGCGCGCAAGGCCATGGCCGCCGAAGCGACGGTCGCCGAGCGCTTGGCACAATGGCAGGAAGCGAGTGCTGCGCGATGGTCCGATCGCTACTCAAGCGAGGTATCGCGGCTGGTCGAGAAAGAGATTGTGCCCGCGCTGGGCGCGAAGCCCCTGCGCCTGACGACACGCGAAGATTGGACAACGTTGGTCGCGCGCAAGCGAGCGGCAGCGCCCGCGCTGGCATCGCACCTCTATCGCATCGCATCGTCCTTCCTGAATCACGCCGAAGCCGAAGGATGGATTGACGCGCCCCTCCTTCCTCGAAAGGGCGCAGCGCGACTTGCGCCGCCGCCACCACCACGTGAGCGCGCGTTGAGCGACGAAGAGCTGCTTGGAGTGTGGCGCGCGAGCGAAAGCGAGCCGCCCAAGGCGCGCGCCTTCGTGCGGTTGCTGCTCCTAACGGGAACCCGGCGCGAGGAAGCCGCCGGCATCAAGACGGGCGAGGTGGACCGGGCGGCAGGGCTGTGGCGCCTACCTGGAACGCGAACGAAGAATGGTCGTCCTCATGTCATGCCGCTTTGCGGCCTCGCGCTCGCCGAGCTCACCGCGGTGTGGCCCGAGCATGGCGACGAAGCGGGTGACGACTGGCGCCTG